TAATTATGTCGTCTCTGTTATATCTATGACATGGCTATAAGCAATAAAGCAAAGCTACTTGTAGATACACTCGTAGCTAAAGGATGTACGATAACAGAGGCGTCAAAGCTCGCTGGATATAAGGGTGTTTCTAGCCGTGTGTCTGCCTCTAGGGTGCTACACAAACCAGAAGTACAGGCATACATGATGGGTCAAGTACAAAAGAAGATAGCAATGGGTAGCACTAAGGCTCTAAACACCATTATATCATTGTCTGATGGTGCGAACTCTGAGTATGTAAGGTTGGAAGCTAGCAAGGATATCTTAGATCGTGCTGGATTTAAGGCTCCAGATAAGCACCAACATCTCATAGATGGGAACTTTAGTATCAACATTGACCTAAGTTAGTAGGGGGTTTAAAAACTAGTCCGTGATAGTCACAGATAGTCCCCTCCTCACGATATTTCCTCAAAAAGTACTTCACAACCCTAAATACCTCGTGGTATAAAGAGAGAGGAGTAATTGATGCGCTTAAAAAAAAATTTTAAGTAGCAAAAGTAAACTAGAGTAGGAGAATAGATATGCCAATGGGAAAAGGAACATATGGATCTAAGAGAGGCAGACCGCCTATGAAAAAGACTGCTAAGAAAATGCCAAAGAAAAAGAAATGAGTTTATTACCTAAAAGAAGAATTAAAAACCCAGCTAGCCAAAAAGAAATAGCTACTACCAAACGTAGTGCAGCGATTATTGGCACAGGACTTAGTCTTTTAATTCCTGGCGGATTTTTTGCTGGTATAGGGAGAAAAGCTATAGGAAAAGCCTTTAGGAGATCAGGTACTTCTGGCTTGAACCTCAAATCTGCTGATACAATAGGTAATAGACTTAGAACAACACAGGCTATTATGGGTACTAGCCGTACAGGTCAAAATCTATTTAGAGATGTCATTGGAATAAACAATCCTCTAAAGAGTGTATGGAAGAACTCAACGAAACAATTACCAACTAAACTTAAAACTAGGCAAATAACAGCACAGAATTATCTTCTTTCAACAGCTGGTATGCCTATATCTAGCTCAAAAAGAATAGCTCCAACATTTGCTAATAGAAAAATAGACAGAACCATTCAAAAAGCCGTAGAACAAGGACCAGCTAAATTTTTTAGTAAAGGTAGGCATCCTAAAACAGGCGTTACTGCTGGTAAAAGGACTCCAGTTATACCAAGTAAAGGAAATGTAAGATCGATGTATTATCAGAGAGATATGAAAAATCCGTATTCAGATTTACGAGTTTTGTATAGACAAGGCGCACGAGGCGGAACATCAAAAGGTTCGTTATTACGATATAACGATCCATATTCTTTAAGAAAATACAGAAAGTATGCACCAAAAAACTTTGACAATATTCCTGACGATATTTAAAACATGGCTAAAAAACTAACAAAAATGGAAAAAAGAGCCAAACAAATTGTAGCTAATGAGCAAAAAGAAAGGCGAGCAGAAAGAAACAAAAAGGTTACCGATTACATTGAAATGAAAATGATAAAAGGATATACCAGAGAACAAGCCAGTAAGATGGCTAGAGACCTCATCGACAATCAAGGTTAAATCATGGCATTACCACTATTACCTCTATTATTATCTCAAGGAGCTAGATATGGCGCTACACAGATTGGTAGAAAGGTATTAGGTCGTACTGGTCGCAAGATAGTCAAACAGACAGGCAATATAGCCTCAAAATACGGCAATAGAGCCGTAACAGGTGCATTCTACGTTGATGCAGTAAACGAGGCTTCTAAGGGCAATTATGAGCCTCTCACAGATTTAGCACAATTTGGATTGATGGGTAGGTTAAATCGTGCTGGACCAATCTTAAAAGTAGATGATTATATATCTGCTGATCGTGGATTATTAAAAAATGTTTTTAGAACTGGGAGTAGGGGCGAAAAAATACGTAATCAAACTTACGTTACTAAAAAGATTATTAAAGATGAGAAAGGTAGCTCCCCTGTATTTGATGCTGGTAAAAATCCTAATACCAAAAATTTTGCTAGAGAAAATACAGAAGAATTTTATTATTCTACTAAAGGAAAAAAAATACCTCTTAGAATAGCTGCTAAAAGAGAAAAACAGTTAGTTAAAACAGGCAAATCAAAGATTGGTGCTAGAGTTAGATTTGTAGACAAAGAGGGCAATATTGCTACTTATTTACCAGCAGACTTAGTAAGAAAAGGATCACACAGAAAAGATTCTGGTCCTGGAGCTTCTAAAATTAAAGGTTATGAATTGATTGATGGTCAAATAAAAACACCAACAGAGCGAGCAAGACCTGTATATACTGACTTCAAAATGAATCGTGCTGAATCTATTAGAAGAAAAAAAGAAGAATTAACAGAGGGTTACAAAAAGTTAGAAGCAAAAAATTTTGAAACTCGATTAGATAAAGTAGATAGAACTCAAGCTCACTTAGATTATGAAACTAAACAAATAAGAGATTTATTTGCTGAGAGAGTAAAACAAGTAGCGGCTAAAGGCGATAAAGTAAATAGATTATTTTATTCTAGCAAAGACCCAGGATCAATTAAGGCGGCTAAAATATACTTAAAAGAAGCTGAAAAAATTGGTTTATATGTTAGACCTATGGCAAAACCATCACAAGGTGCTGTAAAAAATGTCAAAATACAAGATGTTGTTAAAGATCAACAATATGGTTCAGCAGCAATGCAAAATACTAAGATTGATCCCAAAACCGGAAATACTACAGTAGCTGAATCAATAAAACAAACAGATATAGCAGACAGGACAGGTAAAAAACAAATGCTATATACTTTTATGTACGCTAAAAGAGGAGATACTAGTACAGGTAAAGCTTTTGTTTTGAAAACAGCTACAGGGGATAGACCTCGTGGAATCTTTAAAGAAACTGCATCTGTACAAAGAAATATTGATCAAATGCAAGAATTGAAGGAAAGAGCGGCTCGTAACATGGCTAGAGCCAATAGAGGTTATAAAGTAGCTCGTAAACCAGAAGTAGTAGAGAAAAAAATATATGCAGCACCACGTAGAGATGACACCAATCTAAAAAAGATAGGTCAACCAAAAGTTAGAAAATTTGGCAAAATGGATCACTATAGTGTTATTTTTGTAGATGGTAAACCTCAACTTGTTAATCCAGCAACTATAAAAGGTCGCAGCCAAGGAGCAAGGAGTAAATATGGTAAAATGTCTGTAGCAGAACAAATAGAACAAAGAAATTTATTAAGACAAACTAACATAAAAATTAAACCTGGAACTTTATTTGGTGGAGGCACAAAAAATCCATCAAGACAATTAGATTTATTTAAAGACAAACCTAAAAAACCTAAGAAATAATGGCTAATTCACTATTAAAATACATTAAAGAAAATCCTATAGAAACAGCATTAACTGTAGCGAGCATACATCCTGCGGTAAGATTAGGTAAATTTGCTTACAAAGCTGGTAAAACATTATTAAAAACAAGACCTGTTACTCTTTATAGAGGTGTTCATCCAGTACCAAAAACAAGAACTTTAAGCGAAGCTAAAAATATAGTAAAAATGACTAGGATTGATGCTAAGCTAAAAAACTATAAAACTAATCCTTATGGTAATTGGTTTACAAGCAGTAAAACTGTAGCAGCAAGATATGCAAATCAAAGAGGTTTGGGAGGATCTTTACTTAAAGTTAAAGTACCTTATTCAACATTAGAAAAAATAAAAAAAGTTCAGCCTCCTATAAGCAAACCTGTAACTAAAATGAATAAAAAAGACAGAGAGTTTTTTGGAGTTATTCCGCCAAAGTTTAGAAGAAAAGCAAAGGTTATAAAGACCTCAACAGACAAACTAATATAGTGGCACATTCAATAGAGAAACTTAGAAAGTATAACAAACCAGCTATGAAGAAACTTATAATGGCTGTTAAGATGAGCCATATGAAAGACTTACCAAAAGAAGCAATTACTGATAGAGAGGCTGAAAGAGTATTAGAATCTTTAAATCCTTTGACTTTAGAGAAGCTTTACAAACTAGCAGTAGAACATGACATCGTTAACCTATAAGCCAGACGGCGAAATATTAAAACAATTTATGAAAGATGAATCTTTCTTTAGAGGATTGAGAGGACCAGTAGGTTCCGGCAAATCTGTAAGCTGTTGCATTGAAGTAATGCGCAGAGCATTAGAACAAAAAAAAGGTCCAGATGGTAAGCGAAAATCTAGATGGGCTGTTATTCGTAATACTAACCCACAGCTTAAAACTACTACTATTAAGACTTGGTTAGACTGGTTTGAAGAAGAACATTGGGGAAACTTTGCTTGGTCTGTACCTTATACTCATATGATTAAAAAAGGAGATATTGAGCTTGAAGTTATCTTTTTAGCCTTAGATAGACCAGATGATGTTAAGAAACTATTGTCATTAGAATTAACAGGAGTGTGGATTAATGAAGCAAGAGAGATACCTAAGTCAATTGTGGATGCTTGTACTATGCGTGTTGGACGTTATCCTAGTATGCGTGATGGTGGTCCTAGCTGGTATGGTGTTATAGCTGATACTAACCCTCCAGATACAGATCATTGGTGGTCAATACTGTCTGGAGAAGCATTAATACCTGATTATATTACTAAACAAGAAGCTAAAATGTTAGTTAAGCCAGATACATGGAGATTTTTTAACCAACCTCCAGCAATGTTAGAAATTATGGATAAAGAAGGAAAGCTTGATACATATGCAGATAACAAAGATAAAGAGAATGGTAAAAACTTAACCAAAAATTATTATGAAAGTATCATACGAGGCAAAACTAAATCATGGATAGATGTGTATGTATTAAATAAACTAGGACAGATTGAAGATGGTAAACCGGTTTATGAAATGTTTAGGAGAGATATTCATGTTGCTAAATCAGATGTAGCTATTATGAAAGAAACTCCTATCTATGTAGGAATTGACTTTGGATTAACACCAGCTTGTGTATTTGGACAGAGAGTTAGAGGCAGATGGCTCATTATTGATGAATTAGTAGCTGAAGATATGGGTATATTACGCTTCAGTGATCTTATTAAACAAAAAATGGCAGAATACTTACCTAGAAATTTTGTTATATTTGGCGATCCAGCTGGCGATCATAGAGCGCAAACAGATGAATCTACGCCATTTCAAATACTCAGAGGGCGTGGAATTAATGCAAGACCAACACATTCTAACGATGTTACATTGCGATTAGAGAGTGTTAATGCTACATTGCAGAGAATGATAGATGGAGAATCTGGAATATTGATAGATCCTAAATGTATAAATCTAATTAAAGGATTTGATGGTGGATATCATTATCGTAGACTTCAAGTATCAGGGGAAAGATATGATGAAAAACCTAATAAAAATAGGTTTTCCCATATACATGATGCTTTGCAGTATATGTTATTGGGTGCTGGGGAGGGTAGATCATTGACTC